TTCAAGCCGGCAAGACCGAAGACTTTCTCCGGCGCCGGGCTACGGGAGAAGTTAAGCTGGCCGCGGCCGTTCGCGCCATGCCCAGGATGTCCCCGGTACACCGGCCATTGTCCGCATTAGTGCAAGTCGGAATTCATGGCTAACGCCTTTGCCGAGAAACCCGTCCTAACTCCCATTGTGTTACCCGACATGTGGGAATGCCCCATTACCGGCTTGCGTGTGCCCAAGGTACCGGAGCGAAATCTTGCGTACCGCATTCGACTTTTGCAAGCTGCGGAACAGGATCAGGACGTGCAGCGCGATCTTTATACCGCGTGCAGCCAATCCATTTTGTTTTGGATCAACACCTTCGTTTTCACTCTCCGGGTTTTCGAGGCCGGCGAGGGTGGCAAGGTTAAACAATCCGACGCGAAGCATCTGCCCTTCGTGACATGGCCGCGGCAGGACGTGGGAATCCTGGACATTGAACGCTGCATTGATGAGGGCGATTCGCTATTGACCGACAAGTCCCGTGACATGGGAGTAACATGGATGCACATAGCGGTCTATACTCATCGACTTTTGTTCCGACAGTACGAGAGTCATCTGATGATCTCTCGCAAGGAGGATGCATGCGATTCGCTCGACGGATTACCAAAAAATTACCCCTTTGGGACGCTGAGCGATCCGGGTACGCTCTTTGGAAAAATAGATTATATTCTGTCTCGGCTACCTTCATGGATGCTTCCAAGACTGTTGCGAAAGAAGTTGCATATTGTCAACTTGGATACGAAGACCCGAATAGATGCGGAATCAGCGAACGCAACTGCCGGCTCATCAGATCGCCGCACTTCGATCTACTTAGATGAATTCGCCAAGGTCAAGGAAGCGGAGGCGATCAAGCAGTCCACGAAGGACGTGACAGCATGCCGACTCGTATCCTCAACCCCCTGGGGCGCCGGCACGGCATATAGCAAATGGCGGATGAGCGGGTCAATCCCGGTATTCGTTATGCCCTGGTGGGAACATCCAGAGAAAGGAGCCGGCCGATATGTCGTGCAAGATGAAAACGGTGCGTGGCACATCCGAAGTCCCTGGTACGATCAGTACTGTGCAACCAGCACCCCCAAAGAAGTTGCCACCGAACTCGACATGGATCACATCGGTTCAGGAGATACATTCTTTGAAGCTCACATCCTTGAGCAGCACAAACGCTTATTCAGTAAGCCGCCTCGTAGACACGCTACAATTAAGTTCCGATCCCGGCTATCCGACGAGGATGTCGTGGAAGCGATCTCTCGTAGAAGTATTTTGAAATTATCCCTGAACTTCGCCACAGGGCCGTGGTCGATCTGGACGCATTTGATTAAGGGCCGGCCGGATCAGTGTTATTCGTATACCTTGTCGATTGATATCAGCAAGGGTCAGGGCGCAAGTAACTCCATTATCAATGTGACATGCAATGAGACACGAGAGAAAATTGCAGAATTTGCGGATGCGAACACCCCGCCGTATGAATTGGCGCGCATCACATGCGCTGCCGCGATATGGGTCGGGGGACGTAACCGGCGCCCTCTTATCATCTGGGAGAACAATGGCGATCCGGGCATGGACTTTGGGCGGCAGCTTTGTCGAACGTATAAATATCCTTATGTTTATTTTCGTCGGCAAAGCGGCACATTGTCTGAGAAGTCTGGCAAACGCTATGGATGGCGGTCGGATACCGAAGCCAAGGCCACGGCCCTTGGACTGTTACGCCGAGCTTATGCCCACGGCAAATACATTAACCGAAGTGCCGCAGCCCTGGACGAAGCGCTCACCTACATCCGATATGATGACGGTGGAATCGGGCCGGCTGAACTTGTCGCCGAAAGCGCCAGCGCCCGTAAGACTCATGGAGATCGCGTTATTGCCGACATGCTTGCCGTGTTGGCCCTCAGTGAAATGCCCAAGTGGCGAGACATGGAACGGGTTATCCCGCAACGATCCTTTGGGCACCGATTGGCTGAATGGAAAAAGCGTCGAAAGTTAGAAACGCAAGAGGGCGGCGCCCGGTATCCGAAGCGGTTTAACTTTGCAGAATTGCAGAGCGCATAATGGCTATTAATTACAACACAGTAATCGAAGTCAATCAAAACGGATTTCAATACGACGAGAACGGTGGAGGTTTTGATTCGACGATCAGCGGCGGGGTGGATAGAACTTATGGGACGTATGGATTCCCTTCCAATCTCGCTGGCGGTGGTAACACCTGTGTAATTTCCGGGACGACGGCCACCCTTACGGGATATACGGTTGTTACTGGTGATGCGGGCAATATTATAAACATCGTAGCGGGAACTGGATTGACTGTCGGCCGTTATGAAATAATGTCCGTTAGCACCGTGGCTAATACATGGACATTGGATCGTTCTGCGGGAACCGGCACCGTCAGTAGGGGTTTTATTGGTGGCGCACTAGCGACACTTGGGCAGGCGGCTGCATTGGCAGCCCTTTGGCAGTCTAACAGTTTGTATTGTTCTGGCTACGAGACCACAACTACCAGCACTGCAAATGTATCTGGCGGAGTAGTGGCTCTTACAACCGCAACCAATATCTTTGGGTATGGGACTACAAGGGGCGATTCGGGAACATATGCTTTTTCCATCGGATCGGGTTTAAACGGTCCAGCAGTAACCTACAGTGGATCAGGGGCGCTTAATTTTCAATGCAATAATCTTACTATTTCTGCGGGCACTCAAACCGGAATAAGTATTGATTTACCAAATTCGGTTAGCGCGCAAGTTGTCAGAGATGTCGTCACGGTTACGACTGGAACCGGAATAACGATCAGTAACACCCCAAATCTACAGATTCAGGCTTGTGAGATAACGAGTGGCGCTACGGGGACGACGGTATCCCTTACCAATGATACTGGATATCAAGTAAGTTCTACGAGTCAGATCGGCAATGTGCAGCCCGTCACAATGTCCGATATTACTGGGAGTGGAGCATTTGCCAGTACGACGACCCAAACGCAAGGTGTGGGACCATATACTTACCAATTCCAACGCGCACCCGATGTGAGCGGCTCGCCGGGAACGTATGCGAATGTGGGAACAGGAAGCACAGTAACTACTTATGCTGATTCGGGATTGGCGGAGAATACAAAATATTGGTATCGGGTCTACGTCACCGATACTTATTTTAATTCGTGGACTAGTGAAGGCGTTCAGATAACTACCGGAGTAACTGTGGGTCAAACTTTTAATCAAACCGTAACCGGCGTAACAACTTCGCCGACTCTTTCTAGCGTCATCACTGTTACTAGCATCGACTTAAAAGGTAGCGTGACGATTACCGCGCCGTCTGGATCGGCAATTAGTTGCGAGATACTCGGTGCCACAGACGGAACATCCGCGGCTCAGGCGTTACCCTGCGGCCTACCGTTCCCATTTATTGCTCCAGCGAACGTGGCGACACAATTCTTCTTCACGCTGCCGGGGCCAATGTACTCGATCACTTTCCAATTCACGGCGCTTACCGCCGGCACATATAGCGTCATCTATGGAGGGACGCTGTAATGAGCTACACGGATGAAATCAGTCCACGGAAATTCCAACTTACCGTGCAGCGCGGGTTCAAACGCCTGGACGCCTTCCGGGCCGCGCGGGTTCATTTCATCCAGGAGTATTGCGGTTCGTATTATGATAAGACTGAGGGCGAGGTAGGTACGGCCCCGATCAATCTGATCTTCAACGCCATCCGTGTGTTGATCCCGACAATGGTGATGTCGTTCCCCAAACATACGGTAATGACCCCTTATCTGCAAGCGAGGGAATATGCAAACCTTCTCGGACTCGCCCTTGATAACCACGACATGCAGATTGACATCCGAAATACTTACCGGAGTGTCATCGTTGACGCCTTATTCACACTCGGAGTTCTCAAAACTGGCCTCACCACATCCGGAAGCGTTGCGGTATTTGACGATGATAAAGGCCAAGAATCTCTTGACCCTGGTACCGTTTACACTGAGAAGGTAGACTTTGACAACTTCGTTATTGACCCGAATTGTCGAGATCACATGTTCCGGGACGCGGCATTTATTGGCGATAAGATTCGAGTGCCCCGCCGGACTCTGCTTGAGACGGGTTTGTATGATGAAGACCTTGTGAACCGACTCCCGATTTGTAGCGACGAACGGCGGAAGCGTCAAGCGTTCGACTTGTCGATGCGACAGATCAATGTTGAAGATAACTACGATCTGGAAGATGAAGTCGAAATTGCCGAAATCTGGGTTCCATCAGCCAATGCTATCGTTACGGTGCCTGGGTCTGATGATGTTTTGTTTGATGATTATTTGCGTGTGGATGATTATTATGGGGTCAAAGAAGGCCCATATACGCTACTCTCCCTTACACCACCTGTACCTGGAAACCCGCTTCCTATCCCTACCGTGGGTATTTGGTATGATCTTCATGTCCTGGCTAATCGCATGGCCAAAAAGATTGTGGAACAGGCGGAACGGCAAAAAGACATAATGGGTTATAAAGCATCATCGGCTGATGATGCGACGGAACTTCGTGATGCCGGCGATGGCGAAGCAGTCAAGGTTGACGATCCCGATGGTGTCCAGGTTTATCATTTCGGGGGCCAGCAGAACAGTAACGAGCGCAATCTCGCGCAGTTGCAGGATTGGTTCAACCAGATGGCCGCAAACCCCGACCAGATTGGGGGTCAGCGAATTGAAGGCAAGAGCGCGACCGCGGTGAACGTCCTGCAACAGAATGCGAGCATAGGCCTGGAAGACATGAAAGACCTCGTGTACCAGATGGCCGCGGGCGAGGCTCGGAAGCGCGCATGGTATTTTCACACCGACCCGCTGATGAAGATTCCGCTCACCCGGCGCCAGATGGTGCCCGGTGGCCCTGTGCTTGGGCCGACTGGTGAACCGTTCCTGCAACCGCCGACAATGCAGGATGTGCAAGTCATACTTACCCCGGAGGCACGTCGGGGCGATTTCCTCGACTTCACTTTTAACATTGAACCGGAATCAATGGGACGGAGGGACAGTAAGACCCGACTACAACAGGCCATGGCCTTCGCGCAGCAAATACTTCCGGCCGTCGCTTCGGCTGCGCAGATATTTGGAAGCATGGGCATCCCATTCGATCCCATCGCCTTCCTCGTGAGGATGGCGCATGACGCCGGAATTGAGTGGATGGATGAGGTATTGCTCGCGCCGCAGGTGCAGCAAACCGCCATGCAACGTATGGCGATGGGTCCGCAGCCCGGTCCCAGCAAAGGGCAGATTGCCGGCCAGCCGAATCCCGGCTTAGCGCCGGCCATCGCCCAGAATGGGCAGCCCGGCAACGTGCAGGGCGCCCCACCCACCCCAGGATTACAACAGCGTCAGGATGCCCAGGCCGGCGCCAATGATGCGCAAACTGCAATCAAGCTGGCGATTCGCCATGCTTTCACCCCAAGTACCGCCAAACCGCCGCTGGCTAACGCTACGGCAGGAGTTTAATTATGCCGAAAAATGATCCCTATGATCCTGACGATACTGCTGCTGCTTCTGATGCTGACGCCTTGCAGAAGGCGGAGGAAATCAAGAGCGATCCTGACCGCCATGCCAAAGCGCACGCCCATCTATCAAAAAAGAAGGATGCGGTGAATGCGGCCCACAAACAATCGCGCAAGGCACTCGAAGCCAAGGTCGGCAAGAAGATGCAGGAGACCTTCTACCCGAAGGATCAGGATGAACCGGATTCCAACGCTGCGGGTAAGGACGGCGCTAAGATGTCGAAATGGAACGGCGGATCGGGCGCTCAGGACGAAGGCCCATATATGCAGGCCTAAGAAATAGTGCGTCGTATTCCTGACACAAGAAGGAGAACAGAAATGAAGACTTTAGAGGTAATCACCCATGATTTAAATGAATCTGGGGCACCAATCGGTCTTTTCCACCTTGTTGAAAAACTGCGTGAAAAGTGGAAAATTCATGTCATCTCACCATCAGTTGGCCCTTTAATTGATTGGTATAATGACATCGGCATTCCATGCCAGGTTGTGACTGGCATTCTAGGCGAGGAAACAATCGCCCGGTCGGCACTATATGGCGCCGATGCCCTGTTGGCGAATACCTTAGTGACGATCCGATCCGTCGCCGCTGCTGCCGATATGGGGGTCCGTTGCGTTTGGGGTATCCATGAAACACCAGAATGGGTTGAACAACTTCGTAACCTCCAAGCCGCCGATCGGGGAACCAGTCATACATCCCGCGTTGTCGAGCGCGCCTTTAACGGAGCCAGTGCCGTCTTCACAGACTGTGAGTACTCCCGTAGACTCTACCAACCCTTCCGAAACCAACCCATTGATATTTCTGCACCCGGAATCGTCATACGAGATCAGCTACCCCCCGCATCGCGTCATGACGACTTCCGGATATTACTACTGGGGTCTATCCAGCGCCGCAAAGGGCATGACATCGCGTTGAAGGCAATGAAGATTCTGGACAATCCCAAGTACCAATTGAATTTCATCGGCAGCTACGCCGAACCGACATTCTACAAGGAACTCGGCGAGATCAAGACTGGCGCTTCACGAGTCAGTTGGGTTGGCCGCGTCAACGAAGCGACAAAGCAACGCGCCATTGATGAATGCGATCTGGTCATTGTTCCCTCGCGCGATGATCTGATTAACCTTGTGGCGCTGGAAGCGATGGAGGCCGGCAAACCCGTAATTTTTGCTAATGTTGGTGGACTCTGTGAATTGATGTATTGTGGAGTACGCGGCTATCTATTTCCTGTTGATTCTCCGCAATTATTAGCTTCCGCCATCCGTCATTGCGCGAATGAATCCATTGCCGGACGCGAATCAATGGGATGGTATAACCGAGAATTGGTGAAAGAGAAATTTACCATCGACCGCTGGGCCGATGATATTGACCGACTTTTGCAAGGACCATCCAATGCCGTTTCAATCGAAAGCACAAGCCCGATTCATGTACTCCCAACATCCGCAGATGGCGAAGGAGTGGGCCGCGAAAACGCCGTCAATCAAATCGCTGCCTGAACATGTGAAGGGCGGCGGCGCGCATCCCGATTCGTCATCGCATTCTAAGGCCTCGCACGGGCATCTGCGCCGGGCCGGACATAGAGGTATTTAATTATGGCAAAGAACTGGATAGCAGGCGCCATTAAGCATCCTGGCGCATTACATAAAGAACTTCACGTTCCAGCCGGCGAAAAAATCCCGGCCAAGAAACTTGACGCCGCTGCGGCGCATGGTGGAGTTGAAGGGCGTCGGGCGAATCTGGCGAAGACGCTGGAACATCTGCATACCAGCGGAAATGCCCACCCCGATAGTTCGGAACATCATGCCGGCCAGATGGGGCACCTTCGCAAATCTGGATATGGAGGTTAACATGGTTTTGGAGTTGAACACGCCGCGGGAAGTTACAGTGATGCCGGCGGCGGACTGGAAAGGCCCGACCGGCCGTGGCATGGCGATCTTCATTGACACCCAGCATGACCTTGACCGGCTGTGGACAGTTGTATTCGATGCGAGCGGCCAAGTCTGGGAAGTGCCGAACTGTCTGATCCGCTTCACACCCAATTTCACCTGGGGGCGCAATGCCGTTGTATGAATACAAATGCGGCGACTGCAATCACGAAGACACCGAACTTCATACGATGGCGACCGTACTGACGGTATGCCCGAAGTGCAAGGGCGCTCACTACCAGAAGCAGATATCCCACGTTCACACCGACTTGCAAAACTTCCACAAGCCGATTGAAATGTTCAGTATCGCCGCGGATACGCCGGAGGAAGTCAGGAAATTTCAACAGCAATGTCCTGATATCGAAATCTCGGACGACCAGAGCAACCCCATGTATGGGGTGCCGATAGCAAAGAACCGCAAAGGCAAGATGCAAGCCCTGGCCGCGGCGGGATTTTCTGAGCGAAATTAGTTGGCTTTATCCGGTTTATGTGGTATAATATACCTGTAGCACCTAGAACTTGCCCCTGCATAGCAGGCAACGGAGAGCGCGATGGCGGAGAATATTGACGATACGAGAGTGTTGTCGAATAAAGCCAAGATGTCCACTGAGGACAAATCAGCCCTGGCATCCAGGATCGACGATCAATTTGCGTCGATAATGGGAACGGTTGACAAGGAAGATGAGTCAACTGGCGTCATTGAAGGCACGCCAGACAAGCCGGCCGGTAAAGAGGCCCGGCATGAACGAAATGAGGCGCCCCCGAAAGAGGATGAGGCGCCATCTGAAACCAAAGAGGAACCTAGTACCGAAGCTGCGGCTGATGGCGCCCCAACCCTTCCGGCTGCATACGTTCGATCTTTGAAAGCCGCCGAGTGGTCTGATGATGAGATCAAATCGGCGTTCAAGTCTCAGGGCACGGGTTTTCTGACCTTCGCCCGTAAGGTGCATGAGACTCGTAATGCTGAGATCGCCAAGATGGCGGAACTCGGCTGGCAGGCAAAGGCCGGCAAAACCGGACCGGTCGCCCAGCCCGCAGCACCCGCCGCAATCCCCCAAGGCGCGCTCGCAAAGCTCGACATGGAGGAATTGCGAAAGAAGTATGGTGACGACGAACTCCTGAATGTTCTCGTCGGACCGGTAAATGGTGTGATCGACCGCATTAACGCGGTTCTTCCCCAAGTGACGGCCGCGCAGAAGCGCACCGATCAGGCGGCGAATGATACACTCGGCAAGCAAGTCGAGGGATTTTTCGCCGGCGTCGAGTTGAAGCCATTCAAGGAGTTCTACGGGGATGGCCCTGTGAATAAACTCCCTGAGGCGCAGATTGAGACGCGCAGGCAGGTTTTGGAATATGCCGACGCGCTTTGTGCCGGCGCCGCGTTCCAGGGCCGCACGTTGCCGGTTGAAGAAGCGTTGACGATGGCGCATGACGCCATCAGCGCGAAGTTCAAGAACAGCGCCGCGCGTGAGGAAATCCGCGGTGAGTTGCAAAAACGGAATAAAGGACTTTCCGTAAAACCATCCGGCCGGGGCGCGAACCCTGGCGGAGAAAAGCCGGCGAAGAACCGGGACGAACTCGAAAAGAACGTCGCCTCAAGGATGAAGCGAGTGTTTACGTCTTAACGATTCAAGGAACCTCTCATGGGCGTCGATGCAAGTCAATTAGCTGATCTTCTGGCGACCACTCTCCGAGACCTGCCCAAAGGGCAGTTTGAAGTGATGTGGGACAGCCAACACTACGAATTCTGTCAGATTTACGAGGAATCCCGCCGAGAAGTCGATGGCGGCACTTCAATCCAGCGCAACGCAATTCTTGACCGTCATGGTCGCGCGCGCTATCGACGGCTGTACGATACTGACCAGCCTACCGTTGACCAGAGCCAATTTGTTATCAACGTGCCCTGGACCCAGATCGGTACCGATTATTCCTGGGATGTGGTCGAAATCCTTCGCAATAAGAACTCCTCGAAGGGGTTCATCAACTTGCTTGAATCCCGGCGCGTGGAGCGCATGTGGGATTTGGCCGAGCTGATCGAGGAACGCGGCTGGATGACGCCGACAAGTTCCACCGACACATTGTATCCGTATGGTGTGCCGTATTATATCAACTTCCTGGCCAATGGCGCCACGGTCGGCGGATTCAACGCCACGACCATCCGTTATCAGAACGGCACGACTGGCACGGTCTGCGCCGGCATTGATGCCAGCGCTGAACCGAAGTGGGCGAACTACGCCGATGTGTACAACCGCATCGACAATGCGCTCCTGCGCAAACTTCGCAGCGCCGTGCGCCGCACGCGCTTTAAGCCCGCTCCGTTCGTCAAGACCCCCGGCGATGACGCCGTTGGCAAGAAAATCAAGCTCTACGCCGCAGACGATGTGGTGACGGAACTTGAAGATTTGGCCGACAAGCGTGATGACGACAACCAGCCGGAGGATTTGGCCGGCAAGATGCTGCACAATTTTGAGGGCTGCGTTTATTTCAACAAGATGCCCGTTGTGTACATTCCGCAACTTGACGGTTTCACGGTCACGGCCGGCGGCGGCGAGGCGTTCACGCCGAACCCCATCTACTGCATTGATTGGTCCAAGTTCCAACCCATCGTTCAGGAAGGGTATTGGATGGAGGAAAGCAAGCCGATGGTTGACCGCGGCCAGCACACGACCTTCACCGTGTTTCTTGACGGTTCGCACAATAACCTTGTGACGAACCGGCGCACGGCGGGTTTTGTCCTTCACAATGTCATCCCGACCACCTAAGCCATAGGAGTTATGGCGTTCTTGACTTCTACTCTGATTTGAGGATTTTGATATGGCTTATGGAATTGCACGATATGCGCAGACGAACCCCAATCTGCCGCAGTCCCCTTCGGACGGCGTGTGGGCGGACTGCCTCGCCTACGAGTTACAGGACGAAGGTAACGGTTATTTTCAAACGCAGCATTTTTACGATGTTGCAAGTTTGCCGGGTCTTCCTAACTCCGGTACCCCTGGTCTCGGCGGCCTGACGCAGAGTTTCGTTCAGGCTGGTACGTTTGACCACGTTCTGTCGGCGACTGTCGCCGGCACCGCCCAAGCGTTCACGCAGATTTACACCCGGCCTCTCGGCCCCATCGCCTCCGGTGGCACGGGTCGAATTTGGTTCGAGGCATCCCTGGCCGTTAGCGATGTGACAACTGCCAAGGGTATTTTCGTGGGCGTGGCTAACACGCAAGGTCTTGTGCCGACCACGACCGCCGTAAACGGCGGCATTGTCGCCGCGGCCTCGGCCACACGCGCCAGTAATAGTCTTGGCGCCCAGGCGGCAACAAGCTGCTTTGGATTCTGGCTGCATGGTGATCTGCCGGCCAACTTTGATGCCGTGTACCTCAATCAAGGCACCGCAGTTGCGCCGAACGTCTCGACGACCATACCAAGTTACGGCAACAGCAAGGGCACACTCAATACCGTGCTGCTTAATGTTCTGACGGCCAACGCCAACAATCCCGATCCGGGCAACCCATTCTATACACCCCCGACTCCTCCCGGACTTCTGGTCGTGACGGGCACAACCGGCCAGACTGGGATTAACACCGGCTCGGCTGGATTCGTCAAACTTGGCGTGAACTTTGACACCTATACGGCGCGTTGGTTTGTCAATGGTTATCAGGTGGCGAAGTATGTGGTCGATAGCACTTGGGATCAGACCAGCGATTATGGCGGCATTGTGTCGATGACGACTGCAACCACGGCAGCGCCCGTTCTCGATATTGATTTCTTCCGCACGGCGGCGAAGATCAACTAAATGCATTTTTCTCTTTCCCTTCCAAGGGAGTTGGGTAGAGCAACCGCTAACCCTGGGTTTTATAGCGATGTGCATACCCAACTCCCTTCTTTTATAAATGTCCCAGATAACCTCTAATTATCCGAACTTCCCGATCACGGAGCCGACCTCGGCTCTGATGAATGAGGATTTGCTGATAAAGGTATCGAAGAAGTTGGGACTCGCATATTACGGCGCTGACGGCACGGGCGTGCCGAGCGTCCCTAATGATCCGGCTGATCTCGCGCTTTGCCAGGACATTGTTAACGACGCGATTCGGATGTTCATCAATGATGGCCCCGAACCGAATGGATGGAAATGGCTGAACCGAATTGCGCAGGTAGACCTCTGGCCTCAGATTGCGTTCGATCCAACAAACGCGACGAATGTATCGGCGGTTTACAATTCCACGGGTCCGTTCGCCGGTCTCACTACCCTTACCCTTACCAGTCCGCCTCCCCCTCCACCGCCACCGCCGTTGGGGCAGGTGCCTTATGTGGCGCCGACCTTTCTTGCATCAATGGAACTTCGGCCGATCTGGATTGGCGGGAACCCGCCCGCGAATACACCGGGCCTAAATTTGACCGTCGATGAGTTTCCGCTATCTTCCCAACTTGGGACTCAATTCACCATCGTTCAATACCTCGGCCCGTACACGGTGAACATCATCGCCACGCCGGCCAGTGTGGTGCCGACACAAACCCCTCAAGTGCCGGGCGGGGCATTTCCAGCCGGCACGGCGGTTACGACCGAGCAGATTCCCGCACTGATTCAGCAGTTTGGGCAGTTGAACACATCGAGTAACTACGCCATCGGCTTCGGCATGGTGGCGACCGGCGATTATACTTTACCGGCCGACTTCGGGGGGCAATACACCGGCCCGATTTCGTTCATCGCCAATACCAACCGCGGGATGATTCTGCGGTGGATTGATGAGTTCTCGATCCGGCAGCGTCGGCAAAACTATAACATTGAATCCGGCACGCCATATGAGGCGGCGGTTCGGTTGATTCCGACACCGACATATTCCTTCATTGGATATATCCCGCCGCGGCAACGCTGGGAATTGATGACGTGGCGGATTAGCAGTGAATTCCTATCGGTGATATTTCCGTATACACTTCACTTCAATGATCTGGTGAATTTGTACGATACCCCGCCAGCGCCCTTCGGACACGATGAGGCAATCAAGGCCGCGTGCTACGCGCTGTGCGAAAAAGAAGTTGATGATTCAATGGATGGGCCGGATTGGACTTATTACAAGACCACCGCCCTCCCGCAAAGTAAATTGGTAGATGGTCGCGCCGTGCCGAAGTGCCTGGGGTATTTTGGCAACCCGACCGCGGCTACAAGCAAGACCCCGGCGATCCGGGCCTTCCGTGATTATTGGTACCAACGCCCGACCGTACCAGTGTTTGGAACATCGTAATTTAAGGATTCCGCTATGCACTTCTCCCCGAATAATTTCCTGTACATGATTAAGCAACTTGTTACAGGTGACAATGGCGCCTCAAATGAGTATTCTGGTTCGGGCGTTAACACCGTTACCGGTACCGCGTCAGCCGCGGATGGTGGAATCCAGGTTGATAAATATATTGGCTTTGGTGATGTCACGCTAATAAGCGGCACGACTATTATCACAGTCAATGGCGTACCCGAACTTGTGACGACTGCTAGCGACACAAACGCCGCCATCCTCTCTATCCCTATCCCGCGCGATTATGATGAGGCAAGCGATCACTTCATTATTCGCGTCCTGGTTGCTCTGGCGAATGCCGATTCCGGCATCACGCTTACCGGAACGCCGACGATCTTGCTTCCAGGAAAGACCGCGGCAAATTCCGCGGGTTCCGCGGTGACGGCGACCCTTCCGTTTAATACGGCAAACGCCGCCCTCAGCACAACGTACCAGGTCGTTGAGATCAATTTGAGCAGCAATGGATTGCTGCGCGACAATGTGATTGCGGTCGAAATCGCCTATGCCGGGACGACAACGGGTGTCGGGCGTATTGCTTCACTTGAATATCACTACGATTCCACCATCGTCAGTTACAACGATACCGATACCACGGGCGATGATGGCACCCTCGCTGAAGATGGCAACCCACTTCGGTAAAGTCCGGTCGTGTTCTCCTCCTGGGGCCGGCGTCTTTCCGTGAGGCGCCGGCCTTCTTTATATGCCGCATCCAGCGAAAATCCCGCAGACGAAACAGGTGCCGCTTGTGTCCCCCACCGGGGGCGTTGTGCAATCGGCGGCTCGTGAGCAACAGCCAATGGGGGGCCAAGGCCCGGAAGGCGCCCAGCCGCCCACATGCTGGGATGCACTTAACGTGCTGCCCTATGATATCTATGGGCGCGAGCGCGTTGCCGAGCGATTCGGGATTACGAAGAAATATGATGGCTCCCTGGGTCTCACGCAGATACAGGGAATGCAAGCAGCGAACTTCATCACGCCCACAGGTGGTGGGGGAACTATTGGCACGATTCCCCTTATCACAATAAATTGGGGCGAAACAAACTCGTACACGACTACGAAAGCCCCCGGCCTTGCTACCGGAATAAAAGGATTTACCGGCACAGTCCTAGCATTTAACACGGCCGGAACCGCACAAAATATCACACTTCCGGCAATTGGATTCAACACAACCGGTAGTTTTTCTTATATTACATTTCAGGCGGAGATACAGGCGGATTCAAGCGGAAACGGTGGCAGCGGAATAATTATAATTCCGACTCCTTGGAACACCCAACCGAGTAGCTATAATGCCGTCACCCTGGCCATGCAAGTTACTGGGTCTCCATCCGGACGATCCATAAATGCAAATGGTACGCCGGTATTAACGGGACAAAACTGGCAAGGGACGCCGTTTATAATCACGATTGGATTTGATGGGAATCCTTCATTGCCGGAATGGAGTGGAGTTTTGTCTTCATTGGATCGTAGTATCTCGGGATCATTTACGTTCCCTGGTTTGTACGCCAGTAACGTGTATGTCATACCGCAAATAAGTGTCATTGGTGAGGTATCGGTCGGTCAAACCGCGCCGGTATATATTCAATAATGACATACTCATTCGTAACCTCTGGGGCTGCCGTTCAGGCGACTTATAATTCGGTGCTTATTGCCGTATGCGGAGGATATGTCTATCTTGGTTATTCTCAACCCGTTGCGCAATTGATCCGCGCCCTGGGGCAGACCGCCGGGCCGCCGCTCTCGACCACCAATATTGTCAGCATCGCCATCATCAATCAGCACGCCTATATCGTAGACGGGGTGAACGGCATCATTGATGTCGATCTTTTATCCGCATCGGTTATTCCTTATGTCGTTACGACCGGCACGGCGCCGGTGACGCCGACGCTTGCCGCCAACTGGCGCGGGCGCCTGATGCTGAACGCTTCAACCAATCCGCAGAACTTGTATGCGAGTCGGGTCAGCAATCCCTATGATTGGAATTTCTCTGCCTTGGATTCGGCCGCAGCTTTCGTGGATGATCCTGCCGCCGCCGGCAAAATTGGCGAACCAATCACGGCGCTGATTCCGTACACCGACGATTATTTCATCATCGGTGCCTCGCATTCCATGTTCATGTATCAAGGCGATCCGGCTGCCGGTGGTACAAACACAATCATTTCGCAGAACATGGGTGTGGTCGGCAAAGATGCTTGGGCGATTGATCCCGAAGGGACGTTGTACTATATCGCCACAGGCGGATTATTCTCCGTGCGCCCAATTTGGGAATTCTATCGACCCCCGGAGAATCTGACGAAGACGAAGTACAATCAATTCTTCCAGTTTCTAAATCCAGGTACGCAGATCATTAGTTTGGTGTGGGATGCCGACCTGCATTATCTGCATATGTTTGTGTCGCCGATTGGGGGCGCTACTCAGGGTTTATCGTTGATTTATGATAGTCGGAAGGGTGGATTATGGCCGCAACAATTTCCGGCGAACATAGGGCCATCCGCGTCTTGCTTCTATCTTGCCAATAACGATCCGAATCAACGCGCCATCTTTCTCGGTGGGTTCGATGGTTATATTCGCCGATTCATCCTTGGCGCCGCGAATAGCACTGTGTTTGACGACGACGGAACCGCGATCAATGCCTTCGTCACACTCGGCCCGATCAGTCCGTTCCCCGGCGCTTCACTCCTTACCGGCCTAACGATTGATCTAGGCGAACTCGGCCCGAATCAACCAGAGCCGAATGTCATCAATCAAATTGATGATTTTACAGGCGACGGGACGACTGAAACATTTACACTTTCTCAACTTCCAGAGCCGGGGCCGATAGTGGTTACGGTGGGTGGCCGCACGATATATCCGGCGCCTGATCCAACTGACTATTTCACCGGCGACGGATCAACCACCGATTTTAATCTATCGTATACCGCCATTAACGATACAATGACTGCGACGGTGAACGCGATTAGTATCCCGCAGCAGGCGCTACCGGCGACTACGCAAACTGATGATTTCACGGGTGATGGATCAACCACCAGTTTCAATCTCAGTAATGATGCTTTTAACCCCACGATGGTCGCAACCGTGAACTCAATCACAGTGCCCCGTACTACGGTCAACCCTCCGGCCGCAGGGTTCTTCCTTGCAGAAGGCGATGTTATTCAATTTGGAGCCGCGCCCGTAAGTGGCGCCGCGATAGTGGTGCAGTATTGTCTTGGCAGCATCACCCCGAATCCTGGTTACTTCTTTCCAGTTGATAACGCCATTCTATTTGGAACCGCGCCGGCAAATGGAGCAGCCATTGTTGTTAATTATGATACAATGGAAGAAGAATACGGACCGGTGACCGAATACACCATCGTTACCAATACCATTACCTTCGATAATCCACCAGGGTCCGGCGATCCAATTTTGGTTGATTATTACTATAATTTGACTACCACGAACTTTTGGAACGCGGTCGCTACGATTGATTCGGGACCGGATGCGTTCAGCGTAACCGAAGGCACGCCACACAGCACCTATTCCGTGAATATGCCGACTGATCGGCGTCAGAAATGTTTCCGGCAACGCCTCCGCGGTCGATGGTTCACGTTAACAATTGGTAATAATGTTGACAATACTTACTTCTCTTTTGAATCTGCGATTGCAGAGTTTGACCAGGCTGGTCGCCAACGGACAATACGATAGAGGTTTCTATGAATTCACAGTTACATTTGAGCGATAGCGCAGAGGGCGTTGTTACCCGGCCGGCCGAGCATATCGGTCTCAAGGGGCGGTTCATCTTCAAACTCGAACGTGATGGTAAGGTGATCGACGAATGGGAATCGCCGAACCTCGTTACCAATATTGGGCGAAATACGGTATTGAACACCGCGATTGGGGGCGCCTCGCAGATCGCGATTTGGTATATTGGCCTGATTGACAATGCCGGATTCAGCGCTTTGGCTGCCGGCGACACAATGGCCTCGCACGCAGGATGGGTAGAGAATGCCTCATATAGTAATGCGAACCGGCCAACGTATTCTCCGGCGGCAGCGTCCAGCCAGAGTATCACCAACGCCGCAAGCGTCGCCACGTTCAATATCAGCGGAACCGCGACGATCAATGGTGCATTCATCACCAGTAATAACACCATCAGCGGTGCATCGGGCACGCTTCTCTGTGAAGCCTCATTCGGCAGTACCCGGTCGGTGATTAGTGGCGACACACTCGCCGTAACCTATGTTCTGAATGATTAAAGGATTATCATGCTTCTCACCGGCCCCCAACAGTCCCAACTCGCCACTCTGCTTCATACCGATCCGAATAATATCGGTTTCGCGCCCCATGTTGCTTCTGGGGATGAGGCCGGACTCCTGGTATTGGTGCATCAGATCGTACCGAATCAAACGATCCAGTATAGCTACCTGCCAAAGAATTCCGTTTTGGCCGCGGCTATTTCCATCCGCGATCTGCTTGATCTGTATGCCCTATCCCCGACAACTGTGGGAGTGGATGGTAAGACTGTGCTAACCCAAGCGAATGTGGCGCTCGCAAACGCGGCGCTTGATTATATTGATAATCTTGATCCTGGAAGCAATCTTCAATTTGCAACCTGGAACGCTTTGGGCGTTAATTTCGTGACCATGAATATGATGACCGTGGCACAGGCGACCGCTTTCGGCACAGGGTCGTGCAATAGCATCCAGTTACTACTCACATCGCAGACTGCGGATTGTGATATTACCGACATTACGGCCGCGCTCGGAATATTGCAGACTCAGGGTGTTCAAGTATAGGGTAAAATATGGCATTCGTTACAGAATATCTTGTACAGATAAATGCGGGAACGTACACCACGTTAATGTCCACAGAGGCGAACTCACTACCGAATGGTTCCACCACTCTTGCGTCGGTCAATACTGGGGGTACGTTTATAAATATACAAGGGAGCGGATTGGGCGGTCTACCTCTCGCCCAGGTGCAATTGAACTTGGCGGCAATCGCTTCAAACCGAACAACCAATACCGGCGTTAATGTTTGGTTTTTGCAGTCTCTTGACAACACGAATTATGAGACGGGAACTAATGGTATTCCGGCAACCCGCAATCCTGATGTTGTATTCCCTAGTGATGGAACAAGCAATGCATATAGTCCATGCCTAACGGCCGCCATCCCGCCAGGACATTTCAAAGTCCTTCTGCAAAACCAAACAGGGGCGGCATTTGCAGCAAGCGGTAATACCTTGAATATTTCTCCCTACAGCGATCAAGCTGGTTAACCAATGATCTCGCGCCTTGCGCCAATCCGACGCTATCGACCTATTGATCTGAGAAATCCGATCAACCAATCCGCCCCGCTCAATCGCGGGCTGGTGGCGTGGTATTTAGGCGTGCCAGGATTGTCGGGCGGATCAAAGTTTTATGATTTGCGTGGGGTCAACGCGGGTACCTTAAATTCATTCGGCACCGGATATGGATGGGGGCCGACCAATAGGCCCGGCGGGTTTGCGCAGATCAATTTCAACGGCACGGCCTCGCTCATCGTCTTGCCAAGCATCGGACCATCGGGCGCGGCTCCAAGGACACTGCGCGCCAAGGTAAAAAATACCGCGGGCTCGACAGGCACTAATACAATTCTTTACGCCGGTCCGGGGGCGCAGATAAATTTCCAGCAATTCTCGATTTATTGCAACGTCTTCGAAGCGGGCGATGTGTATGTCGAATTCACCGATGCCGATCTGTACACCCCAACCGGCGTGATCCCCAACGACGGACAATTTCATGACCTTGTTGTGACGTATGCAGGCGGAGTGATTAGCACGTCGTCGGTGTCGGTCTATGTGGATGGAGTATCGCAATCGCTAATTTTTTCTGGCGTGTCGGGGACTACGGCGAACACGGTGCCCACCTATTGCTTGATCGGCCAGGATTATTCGTCGCATTTTTGGAACGGCGCGATGGATGATATCGCACTAATTTCGATGGCTTGGGGTCAGCAATCGGTGGATGCCTGGTCAATATCGTCCAAAGCTGGCTACCCCTTCGAACTCAACCGCGTGTCGTCGATGCTGCCGTTGCTGCGGTCGGGAGGCGCTAATAGTTACACTGAAACAAATACCGATTCATTAACGCTTTCCGATTCCGATTTCGCGATTCGCCGCACTTTTCCGTCACTCTCAGATTCGCTCACTCTATCAGCTTCAGACAGCGGAAAGCGCGCTACATTTCCATCGCTTGCGGATTCACTTACACTCTCCGATCTCTCGTCGGGATCGCGGCGTCTACATGAGTCGGTCTCCGATTCGTTGACGATATCTGGTCTTGTTTCCGCGGTACGCGCCACCTTCCCATCGCTCTCCGATTCCCTGACACTTACCGCAACCTGTGCGGGAATCGTGGGCGTTCTGCACGCGGAAAGTTTGTCCGACTCCTTAACGATGTCCGATATGGTATCCGCCGTGGCGATTGCTCTACAATTTCCGTTGCTAGATCAGAACGCGGTATCGCATAATCGCCATCGTCGCAACTGGCAACTTCTGACAAAGTATTATAACTCATTAGGATAGCAGGTGATATATGCCCGGTAATTTTAGTGCTGCCGCTTCTCCTACTCCTACAAGCGCCCTTGGCGCGCCGGGAGTCACTCAATTCTCTGGTTCCAATCCCGCGATCCAAGGATATAACGCGGCCCTGACAAACCTCGGCCAAGCTTATAATCTCGCCGGTAACACGACTTCCGGCCAATTGCAAGGCTTGCAACAACAACTCGGCCAGAATCAGGCGAGCGTCACTCAAGGTCTGACGAACGCCGGCCTAGCAAATTCAACCACACTTCCCAATGAACTACAAGCGCCGTTACAAACGTATAATCTTGCGGCAGCCAACGTCCAGAATCAAGGCGCTCTTACTCAAATGGGGGCATTGGAAAATCTGGCGAATATGTCGGCAAACGCAGGTAATGCTATCAATGCCCCTGGTGTCGGGCTGCCACAGAATCAGGTCAATGAAGGTGTCACCGGCGCATTGCCGGGCAGTAATCAAGGCGCTGCGGTCACCAACGCGACCACTACGGCTCCGAGTAGTTCGCAAACCCAGGCGCAGGCATATCAGAATGCGTTAATGGCTTTTAACAATAATCAGGGTATGATAAATAATGGCGGGAACGAATTCGGCGAGGCGTCAATGATCGCCGGATATGATGATGCCGGCAATCCATTGGATATGAACGGTAATCCGATTCAGGGTGCGGCGAATAATGGAGATTAGGCATGGCTCAATCTGATAATTTTGGTCCTCGAGGATTCAACCGTCGTAATGAGGGCGAGCCGCCGAAGGAAACGCCGGTCAACGATCTGAGTCACCTGCGTGAGGCAGCGGCAGCTAAGAAAGTGCCACTCATCGCTGCGCGTAAGTCGGCGCCAGACGTGGAGGCGGCTCGCGCGTTAGCCAATAGATTGCAAAATGCCTCAAACACTCGGCAAGCCGTTGGGCGCGGCCGGGGAATGGGGACTACTGGA